ACGACAGTCTGACCTCTTGTCCTTCACCAAGTCACCGACTTTCACTGATAACCTCCAAGTCATAATCACGAACACGATAGCCCATCATCCCGTCTGCCCACAAAATATTAAACATACCCGCCGATTCCCACACTCGTTTAACCAGTATTCCTCGACGGTAAAACCCAGACTTTGTTTTTACCAAATCACCGACTTTCACTGTATCCACAAATCAGGATGATGACTCAGCATGTGAGCTAACTTGTTAAACTTCTCTGTATCGTGAGAAAATCTCTTCTCTAATAGATACTGTACCACATCTGGCTTGTTAACTGTGGCAGCACTCCACAACAATGCCACCTCCCTACCATCGTTGCCCACTATCGCAGTATCAAGTAAGCTATAGTATCTCTCGCTTCTTGCGAGAAACTCTGCGGGGCATTCCTCGAAAGAGATAGACTGCCGTTGCTCGTCTGAGTTATTCAGTGCCACTGCAAATTGTGATTGCATCGTTGCTCCGCACCCTGTCCCCAACAAAGACAGGGTGATTATTGTTTTGTTCAATGTATTCATGTTTTCTCACGTTCCTTTTTAGACTAGATATATAGTCTCTTCTCAAACTTGACTACATTAAATCATATTATTTGTCGGTTGTCAAGTAAAAAAACATAATTCAATAATATCAAGGTTTTAAGGCGAGTTAATATGTTTTCCTCCCAATGTATCCAGTTAGTGGTGATAGTGCTGTTAGAGTCGCATCCTCGCGCTCCTAAGCACCTTATCTATCAATTACCCTTATCCACTCGTGGCGAGGCTCACAATAAAAGTCGATTTCCTCTATGTAAACCAAGTGTTTCACTACTCTCTTCTCCCTCCCGTATGTTCCCTCCATCCGATTGACACTGTAAGGCTTAAGCACCACGGCTATCATTCCCTTGGCGTTGTTCTCGAAGACATCATAGTCATGAATTATCTCGACGAACATGCCTTTGCCTATCTCAGCATCAGTCATCCGCTGCGAACCTGTCAGGCCTGAACCCTGCGACATGGCGATCTTCTGCCGTTGGCTCGTAGGTTAAACTGCCACCTGCCAAGAAGGATCCACCAAACTGAATCAATGGCAAGGCAACCACCCTATGCAATAGCAATCGGTGGCTATCTGGGAGCATGCTTACTAGATTTCTCACTGTATTGAACATGTTAGGACTCCATATCTTTTTTTGGTATCGCGATGATTCTCTCATTAGTCGCGAAGTAAGGACGATTAGCATAATATTCAGTGGTTATCCACATCCTCTGAGACTTTGAAACCACAGGTTTTGGAGCACACATATCTGTCAAGATGATGTGGCCATCAAACTTGTGCTCGTTGACCCACTTTGTTGGAGCATCGAAGCATGTGCCACCACACGAGACTCGCTCCCACTTGCGGCGTTCACCTTTTTTCCAGACAAACACCTTGTCTTCTACCACTGCGGTATCGAAAGGCACCACGGTGAATTCAGCTATCGAGGATAGCTTGTTCAACTCAGAGAAGAAAGTGGCTAACATATCGGCAGATACAGAACCAGATTGATCAATTGATATAGCCACTCTTGCCACCCTATCCGACTTTTTTCCAGAATGGATGTATGGGTATCTCTTGTTAATACGACGGATGCTGGACTTTCTGCTAGACTTTTGAGAAGTTTTGATGAAGTATCTCAAAACCTTTTTCCAGTCTATTGTGCTTCTAATGCCCCTCAGTATGTCCTCTCTACAGGAAGCTGAGACAGAGCCCCAACTGTTTGACTTCGCAGCTTCCTCTGCTGCTTTCTCGATGATGCCCTTGAGTCTTTCACTGGCAATGTTACGCGATGCTTCTGATGCCTTGCCCCAACCGCCATGATCATCAAAGCTATCTATAGCCAATTCGCCTTCGCCTTCGCCCTGACTGCCTTCCTCGCCCTGTCCCTTGCCGGACTCCCCGTCTGGTGAGCCCTCTGGCAAAGATGGCATGTTTTTCATATACCACTCGGCAGACTTGCCAGGTGGCGTATCTTCAAATGGGGTGCCGACTACACCTGGCTTTAGGCAACCTTCTGGCAGGTTTGACAAGTGTGAATTGATGGATAAATCAGTGGCAATATTCCACAGCTGTCTTTCCCGCTTGCCTCCACTAAGCACTTCTGGCGGGAGTCTATCAGTAACATGCAGAAAGACAATGTGATAAAGCTCGTGCTTGAGCACATCTTTCCTCTCTTCGTCAGTCAGTCCCGCAAAGAAAGAAGGGTTATACAGCATTTCAAACTGTGCTGAGTCGGGATTGACGCAGACACCTGCTGTGGGAATTCCAGTATGAGATCTTTTATCCACCCTCCTAGAGATTGCAGCGAAGAATGGCTCGTCCATCAGAAGACGAGCCATGTGCAAATTTAAATCAAACTGTTTTTCAATGTCCATAATCTCACTCTCTTTTCAAAATGTGATAACATCTTATCAAACAAAAATCAGAAAGTCAAGAAATTATTTGCCTTCCTCTGATATATCCATATCCTCACCAGTGAGAATAGAGACGATGAAAGAACTCACTGACTTACCGTCAACCACTGCCTCGTGCATACCAATCGTATTGGCTAATTCATTGCCAACGCCACCTAACACTGTCCACAGCTTCATGGCGGCCTCAGATGGGAGTGATATAAAATATCGTGCCAAGTTGTTAATTTGTTCCTCTGGCAGCTTTTCTGCAAAAGATTTTACAGAATCGAACTTTTCAATGATAGCTGAGTGATCATTGATGCCGAAGTCTTTTGTCTTTTCAATCTTGCCCTTCACGAGAATGTCTTCTACTGATACCTGCCTCTCATAGTTGGCAATGAAGTCATTAAAAGAAACAGCAGCTTCAAACCCAACAAAGGCACTAGTCAGGGAATACAGAGCAGGTGGCACCTCTTCAACATCTAGCATACCCGCCTTCGTAAGACAGTCGCTTAAACGCTCCCAAGAGCGGCGAGAAGGATAAACCTTGTTTGGCTCATAATCATCCAGATGCTCCAAGTGGTTACGGTTGTGATTAACGAAGTCCCAGACAATGCTGTGAACCTTGCCCGTTGCCCAGGATAGCCAATCTTCGACAGATGGCTCCACATCAAACACTGTCCAACGATCTAGCTCGGCAGGATCCATCTCACCTACCTGATATTGTTCGCCATGCTCGCCACCGTTGACGGCGGCAAACACTAGCGTATCAGGGTGAAGGGTGTGGCCATTAAGCTTTCTGCTATCAGTAAGCTCAAAGATGCCTTGACGGACTTCCAAGGTAGCCCTATCGACTTCATCAAGAAACAGGATGACAGGCTCGTCACATGCGTTCTTGAACCAGTCAGGCGGGTTAAAGCATGTGCTATTGTCCTCGATAGAAGGAAGGCCAACTAGATCGCCCTCAGTCATTTGAGACGCACGACGTTCAACAATCGCGATTCCCATCTTTTCAGCATACTGGTACACAACCGTGGACTTGCCAATGCCATGCCTGCCCCTCAAAAGGACTGGCTTTCGCACGTCGGTTACGAATTTAACAATTTCCGAAAAGGTTTTAAAGTCAACTGCCATGATGTATCTCCTATTAGTAATTAGCAGTTAATGTTTCGTTCGATGTGTTTATATCTTCCCATAAAAAAATAAATTTGTCAAGAGAAAAATGAACATTTAAATGAATTCAAGCACTTAGCCCAAAATCATTATTTTTCAACCAGTGCGAGCCATTCCCTCTTTTGATATTCGGACTAATGCTTGCTGGCCAGCTAACTTTGCTCTAGGGTTGCTCTCCTGGCTAATCATGATTGACAGCTTCAAGGTGCAATTTCTATGGGTAGCAATATCACTCGCAAGATATGCCGAATATCCCAGACTGCCGTCGCGGAAGCTTCTATATATGTCTTCGAGCACATCACCAGGAGTATCACTATTTTTCCTCACTGTCATACCGTCTGAATATGTCCACCATTCATTTTTAACAAAAGAACACCTGATAACCCATGCCGACACTTTTCCCTTGCACCTGTGATACAACTTCCTGATTTCCTCTTCATCATTAATGCGGCCTGTTTGAATCATGGACAGTTTTGCAATATTAGACTTGCCTTTTTTCAATATCTCGACGGCACGATCACATAAATTCGCATTTTCTGCCAAATAGTACCGAGCTTGTAGGTGGCCATAATTAGCCAGCCAAACTTGTATGGCCTCGTCGCAATACTGATTCCTTGCAAGGTTGTTCAAGTCTGTATTGCACATCCTGTGCAGGTTTTCGAGCAATCCATTAGCTTTCATAAATCTTCTCTTTCATTTCTTCTAAAACTTCAAGAATATCATTTCTCTCATATCCCCATATCTTAGGGGCAGAGCACTCTATCTTTTCCACCATTTCATTTATGATAGCAAGCACGTCATCTTTTGTCAAGATTTCGCTTCTTGCTTTCTTTTCCCCCTTCTCAGTTTCAGGGTGTAACTCAAATGGATCAATTGTCATTTTGTCTCCGCAATTGGCTTGTCATTGTTAGTGGCAATCGCCATCAACAAATACATTATCTCACTTTAAATTAAGAAAGTCAAGAAAAAAATGAATTCCTGAACAATTTCAAATGTTTATCTTGTTCTTGCTGACGGGCAATAATAGCACATCCGTCGTGGGTGATAAGCACAAAAATATCCGTATTCCTCGTAATCTGCGCCGTACCAGACTCCTGGTTGTGGATAGCAGTCCAGCCACTCACCGTCGATAACTATATGTTCAGTCGGCTGTCTAGACATATATCTAGGACTCCAACTACAGACATGAAGACTTCGGCACTCACCCTGACTGTCGCATACCCACTCAGTGTGGTGATAATCATGATGTTTCGGATCGCAATCATCACTATCCTCGAAGTAGCACCCACTAGTGCATAACACGATAGCTAACAAAATTAACCTCAACATCGCGGGTTAACCCGCTTATATGTCATCTTGTCAACCATGCAAAGTGATGGGGAAGATGTACCGCTCCACAATACCCGCATAGGGATTGATGGGGAATAACCCGTCTCATTGAAAATCGGAGCCTCCTTTGACACGACAATACCATGGTGTTTGTCGCTCAGTCTCATTATTAAATCGCCGATTCTGATGTCCACTTCTCTAACCTCCAATGTGGCTCACTAAAATTAAATTCTTGGCCCTTATGCAGTACCCTGAACACTCTAGCATTATCTTTTTTCTCTATTTTCAAAATCACTGCCACTCCATAGCAGCAATCCGTATGTGGATTGTTGTCATATATCCTGACTTTGTCGCCTACTTTCATTAATGTTCCTGTTTTCTTGATTGTGTCTATATCATAACAAATGAATTTTAAAAAGTCAAGTGTTTTTTTCAAGCTATTGTTTTTTTTGAGAATTTGATGTTTTCACCGTACTCTTGCTGCAATTCCTTCTTTTTTTTCTCACATACATGATCAAGTGCATAGATGTGCTGCTTTGCGCCACTGCCGATACGGTATGATAAATGATATATCGTTGTAGTATTAGTCTTGTTTGCCACTCAGCACCTCCAATTGATGAAGTCCCCACTCGTTCCGATCTCCCGAGAACCAGTGTACTATCGCTGCCTCCATTGGCCAATGAAGGCGTTCAACCACAATACCCATAGATTTCCTGTATTTCTTCCAGCCTTTGTCTTTTGGTATTACTAAGCTACCGACTTTCACTGATAACCTCCACGCACTGTTCATTCCACCACTCTTTGTTTCCAAGATTCGTTAACACCCAAATGTCAGGGCACCCAACCGAAAGGATAACGCCAATGGAAGCAACCAGCGTGTATTCAGATTTGTATTTCACCATATCACCGACTTTCACTGATAACCTCCAACGCTTCCAGATCTCCCAAGAGATGCTTTTGTATTCTGGGTTTTTCTCCAGTCCAGCAAACTTCTATCATAGAAGGCATCGGAGGTACACAGACTACTATGCCCAACTCTCCCCATAGTTTACCCTTCACCAAGTCACCTACTTTCACTGATTAACTCCAGGGCATGATAGCTCCATACACAGTGGCCACTCGTAGTCATAACATGGATGTCTGGGTTCTCAAAGGGGCATTTCTCGTAACTCGGACTCCCGCCGTGGTAGCCGATTCCCGTTACAATACCTACAACCCCACGACCGGACAGCACTAAATCACCGACTTTCACTGATTACCTCACATTGGCTAGTCACCACACAGCGAGTAATACCGTCTTCTGTATCGTAAATCACCAATGTCCCACCTTCCAGATTATTAGATAACACGACACCATGACTGTCGTCGAAGCGATACATGATATAATCGCCAGGTTTAATATAGTCACTGTATTTCATAAAGGCACCACGACTTCCTTGTTATACCATAGAAACATGCTATGATTATGCGAGTAAATTCGCCAGTATGGGCGATTCTGTGGGCACTCACCCGTAATGATTCCCCACACTTGCCTGCCTAGGAATGTCCTATCAGTCTTTACTAGGTCGCCGATTTTCATTTGTTAACACTTTCAAGGCACTAGGCCTGACACTAAGTAACCTGTAAACTGGGGATTGAATATCTACTCTGATTCCACCGTATTCGTTACGATACATTTTTGTCACAACATAAATCGCTTGATCAAGTTTCCTTCTTACCAGACTACCGACTTTCATTGACAATCTCGCAACAAATTGTGACAAACCACCTAATCCCCTTATCGGCTGTCAATATTTTTAATGTACCACATGGCTCGTTGACAGCCAGAACAACACCAACTTGATCAACTGGCCTTCCTAACTTGACACGGTGGATGTAGTTGGTGTGGCCACGAGGGGCATGATTGTACATCACTAGGTCACCGACTTTCACTTATCACCTCCACGTACTGCTCATTCCACCGCTCTTGCGCTCCAAGGTTCGTCCACACCCAAATATCAGGATGCAAAGCACAGCTTTGATCAATGTGTGTAAGCTCGCCGCTGTATCCAACACCAACAATCACGCCAGTGGAATTAAAACCTATATATTCAGACTTATATTTTACCAGGTCACCGACTTTCACTTATCACCTCCACGAAATCCAGGTGTTCCCAATACCACCTTCCCTTATCGGCATAAAAAATGCGACAATTGTCAAATATTACTTCGATAACAATGCCGGTTCCGAACTGATGAGTTCGCACCAAGTCGCCGAGCCTCACTTAGCACCTCGCATTCTTTTCTGAGTACCCAACATGTCTCTCCTCTTTCCATATCGTAAATCTTGTATGTGCCACCTTCAGCATTATCATAGAGCACAATGCCTATCGTAGTGGTGTAGGTGCCACGGAATAATGCTAAATCACCGACTTTCATTTCCATATTGTCACGATATGTCCGAACTCTCTGTCAAACAACTCAACCAAACCTTTATAACCACCCATCATCATCACCTTTCTAATTGCCGTGATTCTTTGTTGTGAATAACCGAGCTTGCGGCCCAGAACATCGACTTGCTTCATTAAAAAGAAGACATTGCCTTCTGGGCCATTAAGATCTATTTCCATTCCTCTGATTGGTTTCTCTTCTCTTGAACGAATCATGTATCACCCACCTTCACTGAGAACTTCCAAGTTGGTTCTATGACAAAACTCAATCTTGCCTTCGACTAGCACATCATAGTAACCATCTTGTGCACAATTGAGAACCGCAGCTATTAACCCAAGACGCTTGATTTTCCAAGGATCCAACCACCTTACCAAGTCACCTACCTTCACTTAGCACCTCCAACTCCATGTGGCTTAGACATTCGTGAGTGTACGGTATTGTTCTACTCATCTCTGCATAATAAATATGCACTGAGAGAGCACCCTCGTAGGTTACTATTCCGGTGTAGACATCGTGTCCAAAGTCCACATCCACCAAGTCTCCAACCTTCACCACCAAGTCTCCAACTTTCATGTTGTCTTTCCCTTTTCTTTTTTGTCGATTGGATAATATAATACCATATTTTTTTTGATATTGTCAAGGATTATTTTTTCAGTAACAGTGTAAATATGGCTTATCATAACCGAAGTGTCTGCACAACTAGGACTAGTCAGATTAAACCTCCATGTTTTGTCCTCCAACCTTTCCAGCAGGACTCCCGTTGCTGAATTCTTGAGGTTGAAAAACATATCCCCTGGCGATAACTCCATGTTCTTCCTTCAAACCTTTCTTGATAGAAGCTTGAGCCACTTTGCTCGGATTGCACGAATCTTGTCACCGATTATAGCTACCTCGCAATTATACTCGTCTGGATGGTTGCCGCACCGCACGTCATAATGTATGCGAGCGACGACGATTCCACGCTTTCGATACCAGGCTGATCCTGTCATCGTTATCTCAACTAAATCTCCAATGTTAAGCGGTTCTTCTTTTGACATATTTGATGTCTTTCCTCAAAACTCTCTTGTTTACGCTGGCACGGTTGCTTGTCCGTTGCCAAAAGATAGTGTAGAATCCATTACGAAAGGCAGTGATTAAACCAACATCTCCCGACACCACACCCTCATACATCGCAAGCTTACGTGCATACGCTGATAGTTCTACCAGTGTTCCTATCTTCATTTTTGCTCACCAACTTTCATCGTCTGGATAGTCTAAAAAGTTACGGTAATCTGTGATTATCGCCTTTTGTGTTTTTTCTTTCAAAGCTTTTTCTTTCTTTTTCTTTTCGCGGATAACCTCTATGTCGTGCGACTCTACGAGACAAAAGATTTCAACAACTTCGGAGGTTGCATCGCCGCCGCGAAAGACTCTAAACTTTTCGCCCGTCTTCATTGTGATGAAGGGATCCCTCTCCTTCACCACTTCTATCAACTCTTTTGCTGTGAGAGATCTGATTATCTCTCTAGTTCTCAAAAGTCCATGCTTTTTCCTTCTCAATTGAAACTTCCCACTGACACACTGAACATGCACTCTTTCGCTTTCAGAAATCAAAAACGATATTGACACTATCATTTCTTCAGCCCTCTAGCCTTTTTGATGTCTGACTCATGGACATAATATTTCCTTGGAGCACCAAAAGGGAGAATCGAATATATCTTGGATCCCTTTGCGGCGCGAAGTACCGGCAGTGCATCTGACTCGACAACCGTTGCATATTTGACTTGGTTGGTTCTCAACATCGCACCATTGGCACCTACAAAGTATTTGTTGTGGCTCGTAGTGCTCCGAAACTGAATGATGTCCCCTACTTTGTATTTTGGTGTCGCGAAATGTGATTCGAGTACCCTCTCTGTGTATTTGTTTTCGCACACCTTCTTATATACTTGCTCGGTTGGGATAAAACTATCATCAAATCGCCAGCTGGACACCACACTAGAGAAATATCCAATCCTGTCATAGTATTTCATGCAAATATCAAATTTCTGTCTTGTTTCTGCGCCATAAGCAGACTGCCACTCTCTTATCGTCTCTACCCTTTCTTCAGAATTATCAAATTCACACTCTTCTAAAATCTGTATTTGACGATGGGACAAGACAACTTGCCGTTCAGCTTGTTCCAATATGCTTTCCAGAAAGCCACGCTGCCATGGACTAATATTTGAAACTTTCATTTCCAACAAACTCTTTATTCGTTCTATCACTTTAATTCCCGCATCTTCTTAATTTAATGTTGTTAATCTTAACATCCTAACCAACAAATGTCAAGAAAAATCTAAATTCTTCAACAAATTCAAACATTTAATCCTTTTTTTGCTTTCTGAATTATTTTCCATCTCATTGTGGACCACCAGCGAGTATATCCCTCGTTATCCAATACTAAAATACTTTGGACTTCTTCATTTACTCTCAGTACTATCCCATATTGCAACATTTCTGGCTCGTATAAGGAAGAGTTAATCAGGTATGTCGCCACCATGTCTCCAACCTCGTACTCTTCCATGCACTATATAGTGCCGACAATATGGATTGAGGACCCAATCAAAACAAATATATGCCAAATCGTGTGATACCATTCCTTCTCGTTGTCCTTCACATAAAATGCCAGGCCTACGAGATATGCAGCACAGCCAACTAAAAAATAATACAACAGTGTGCAAGTGTTTTTTTCGACAAGCGACAGAATCACCGTCAAACACGCGGCACCAGAGAGAACGCACAGCGGCACCAGATATTTCTCAAAAGACTCTTTGCCATAACTTGCCACAATGTACTGAACACTGACAGTGCCCAGGAATGCCAGCAAAAGGCAACTCCAAAAACCCCCACCCATAAGGATAGCATACAATATTGATGTTCCGTATATCGACAACTGGATAGAAATAATATCCAGCATCCTCATAACATCTTTTATTGACTCTTTTTCTGCTGCATGATACAACACTGAAAAGGAGTATGTTAGCAACAGCACTGCACTCAACGCTCTGGTTATTATTGATCCATCCCAAAGCATTGCTAGGCAGACGCCAATGCCGATGGCATGAGTTATCGAATTCCACTTCTCTTCTGAGGAATTACGCATGTTCTACATATCCGCAATCACTAGTGCCAAAAACATTCCGAAAAACACAGCTATAAGTGCAACAGATATGTTTCCATTCCAAACATTATCCCTTTTTTCTCTTTTTCAAGTCCACCAATTCATTCTGCCACTTGAGCATCGTTTCAAGCATTTCTTTTTTCCCCATACTGCTAATCTCCTTGTGAGACAGCTTGCCATCACTAGTGATAGTCTTCTGACTGCTTGAAACAATCTCTCTCTTGTATCCGCTCTTCTTCAGAGCTTCAGCAATGTCCATCCTTTCCAAAGCAAGGTTGGCGTACTCTTCCGAGATATCAATGCCTATCCAGTTTCGGTTATTGATGTGAGCCATCTTTGTCGCAGTGCCAGAACCCACAAAGGGATCCAAGACAACGTCGCCTTCGTTTGTCCATGTCAGGATATGATCTTCTGCCAAGGTTTCTGGAAAAATAGCAGGATGCTCGAAGGCGATGTCGTCTTTCGACGAAAACTTCTTTCCTGTATTATACTTCCAAATGTTATTTCTAGGAGAGAATTCAGGAACAGGCTTTTGAATCCTGGACTTCAGCTCTCCGTCCTTCCCCCTCATTGAGGAAATGCCGATGCCAAGCTTGGAATAATCAACCTTCTCGAAATCAAAACCAGGATCATCAATCGTCAACCCATCTTGGGTTTCAGAGTATCCCATGGACTTGAGTGTCTTGCCAATACTCTGAAACAAATCCTCCTTCTCTGCTTCCGTATAATCACTTGTCAATGTTTCAAAGTTGAAATTATCATTGAAGCTTCCCCAACCAGTCCACTTGTTTGGCTTGTCGCAAATGAGGTTATGAGTTTTTGGCTTTCCTTTCGAAAATACAAACATATATTCAAAAATCTGAGAATACCTGTTGCCGTCCCTTCTTGCTGGAAACGCAGTGCCGTTCTTCTCGTATATCATTGTGTCATGGAGGTTTAGCTTCAGTGACTTGAAGAAAAGTGCCTGTCTGAACGAGCTACCAGACTCACTGCCTCCGACTACAGCGTCGCCAACCACCCAAGTTATCGTGCCACCAGGCTTCAGAACCCTGTTGAGTTCAGTCGCAATCTGTTCAAACGGAAACGAATATCCGTTATTCTCTTCAAGCTTTTGTCTTACCCCTTCTTTCCTAAAATTGTTAAGTGCCTTGCTGAATTGTTTTTCATCGTTCTCGAAATCTTCCAGCGTCTTGTCAAACGCTGCTGTGAATTCATCAGAGTAAAATCTGATGTCATCGTAGGGGGGTGATGTCACCACCATGTCAATTGACTCGGCAGGCATTTCTTTGAGCTTCGCTACTGAGTCTCCACACAATATTTGATTAAGCGGCAATACGGACATTGTTTCCTCCTGTAATTAACTTTCCATTCTTGTCCCTCATTTCTTCGAGACTTTCTCTAGCAATCTTGCACCAAACTTTTTTTGGTACCACGGAGCCAAGAACGATCTGTTTTGAATATTCACGCTCTTTCTCGACTGGCACTCTTGCATGAGTAAAGCTACTCTTATCCGTAGCTTCGCCGCTCCACGCAACCTCAAGCCCGTCAATCACAGAAAAATGCACTGACTTAAAGAGTCCATGTATCGCTGAAGTATCCAAAGACGGAAGCTCCATCTCTCTATCCAAATTATAGCTGACGAGGACATAATTGTCGACTTTTCCGCTACCTTCCGAGTGTGAAGATCCTGTCCACCCATTGTCGCTTTGAGTCGTCTTCACTTCAAAGTATATCGGATCCACTCTACCTGCGATGCAGACACCGAAATCGTTTTTTTGTTCTTCGTTATTGTGTGTCTTTGCCACCGTGTCAAATCCAGCATCGCTCAACACCCTCTTGATAGCATACTCGAATTCGTATGCTGCTCGGACAGTGAGATACACAGTTTGCTGACCCTTGTCCTTTTCGACATGCTGCACATAGTCATTAATCGTTTTAATTGATGGCTCAAGCCTTCGCAGAGACTTAAAGTTGTCGCCCACAACACTTTCCACTAGTGCCAGAACCTCCACTGCGAATTGTCTTGTCCTCATGAACATCATTAATTCTTCATGTGTCTTCATTTGTTTTCCTTTTGTCAAATATTTTTGAAATCTGGTGAGCTAGCACCAGTCTGTCCGACTCTTTCGTTAAGTTTAAATTTTGGCTTTCTTCCAAAACTCTCCGAATTGCCACGAATACATCTTCTTCATTCGTGTCTTCTCGCTTTTCTGGCCATGATATTTCCCGTTTCGTTCCTTTCGGGCCCGAAACAACCATTTTGGGCATAAGTCACTCCCCCGCTTTCATTTGCTGATGCCTTCCAGCACCATCGTTAAGGCGTCAATGATGTCATATACACCGTCGGCATCTATGGACAATTTAAAATCTTTTCCCACCTCGAACATCAATGTATCGTGGTGCTCGTAAATTCGGATCAGTCTCATATCGCCTTGGGCATCTGAAACGTAAAACGACTCTTCATTCTTAAACACTTTTCTTTTCCTGACTTAAAGATACTTGAACAATTCACCTTTCTTTCTTTCTTTGACGAGCGGAAGATATATATACTCTACCTCGATAAGAACGTCACGCTGGTAGCCATAGATAGAAGCAGTGATCACGAAGTTCCCAAACCTCCACTTTGTCTCCATTTCAGCAACGCCGACGGCTATGGCATAACACTCCGAAACAAACAAAAGCTCATCCATAATGGACTCTTTTATCACCTTAGAATATTTATGCCTGCCGTACTTGGCATCAAGGGCTCTCAGCACCTCCTTGTATCTCAAAACACAATTCGATTCTGTCACGCCTGTAGGCCCCAGTATCAAACTAGCCTCCCGTATTCTGTGATCAGTAGTGAATATTAATGCTAATTCAGTTTCAAGGGCATCCTGCATTCGTCCTGTAAAGTAAATTCTTCCCCAGGTAACATCGCCGTATTCGTACCGATACCCCTCAAGAACCTGGAAATGGGGGTTAACCTTTTCGCCCCATGGCAATCCCAAAGGTGCTGGTGTCGCCATGGCTGCTTGTACGAACAAAAAAAATAATATTACTGTTCTCATAGTCTTATAAGTAACTATAACTCGAAACCATAATTTATGATACCACAAATTTATTTTTTATTCAAGTCTTTTTTTAATATTTTCAGTAATTTTAAAACGCTTTTTTTATTGGCAGGGGACAAAGACTTCAACACCTCTGCCACAGTCTTATCAGAACACTTGGATAAGTTCTCGGCTAGTGTCGCGATATATTCTTCTAGCTCTTTCCCTTTTTTGTCAGTCAATGTCAGCACCCTCTCGACTCTCCTAACTAGATGTCGTGGAGGCATTGAACAAATCTTATTTATTAACAACATTATATATCATTTTTCTTCATTTGTCAACAACTTTTTGCAACATGCTGCAAAATTCTATTTGGGAATAGGGAGTTTCTCGTAGGCGATGAGGACCAACTGTCCGGAACCACCAAACTCGCACACAGGGATCTTCGCCGCAGATTTCCATAATTTCATTGGCGAAGACTATCCCGTATGCAACAGTGTCACTATGATAAACATATTTTTTGACAAGGGTGCCTATGGTGATTAAGTCCCGTTCACTCGTTATCATAACTCTTCTGATATGTCTTGAGTGCCATCACCAGGCGTGAGTGCAGATCTGCGACGTGTCTCTCTGAACATTCTAATATTTCCGTTAAGTCAATAAAAGACTGCAGCACGCTTTCAATCCCGTATCTGTGGATTATCCTGTTCAGCTCTTTTTTTGGACCCGTTTCGGGGACTGCATCAGGAGCCTCACTTTCCTCTCCTTCGTTAGTCTCGGTATTTTCGTCTGTCATAATGTAATCCTCGCTTTAAATAGGCATACACAAACAAAAACCAGGAGCTACTCTTGAATCGAGACAACCTCGATTTCGAAGTTGAGATCCTTTCCTGCCATCGGGTGATTAAAGTCGATAACGACAACATCATCCTTGACTTCGTTAATGGTGCCGACAACAGGTTGGCCAGCCTCATTCGATCCCTGTACGACTTGCCCAGTGATAAATTCAAAATCATTTGGGAAATTCAACTTTGGAACTTCCGAAATCGCGTCAGGGTTTGTTGAGCCGTATGCCTCATCTGGCGTCAAGCTCACCTTCTTCTTTTCTCCCACTGCCATGCCGACGACGGCATTGTTGAATCCAGGAATCATCATTCCAGAACCAACCTGAAAGTCGATAGGCTCGTCTCTGGTATACGAACTGTCAAAGACAGTCCCATCGTTCAAGGTTCCCGTATAGTGCACCTGTACCGTGCTACCATCCTCAACTGTATTTGTGTTGTTTGTGCTCACTTTTTCTCCTTTTGATTAATTCGTTTAAGCATCTCTATATATATGTCACTCAACACTTTTCAGTGCTGAAGCTTTTTGCAATTGCAATCTTTTTTTGATTTCCAACATATCGCGGTGTAACGAATCTATCTGAGATGCCATGGCTCTCAGATCTGCGTTTCCAGCTCGACTATACGCTGCCTTTTCCACTTTCTTTAGCTCTGCGGATCTGTACATCGAAACAAAGAACACACCAACCAGCGAAAGCAGCAGTACGACTGCTGCCGTGTTGACAATTCTTTCCAATTTACTCATTTTTTGTTTTCTCCTATTTCGCACTGTGACTCACGGAGCCAACAGTATGTGCTGTTATCACCATGCACCATACAATCGTCAGTGCATGCTTGGTTGTGAAGTTTAGAGCCTGGATTGTGACACACCCAGACAGCAGGCTGACAATAGCCTCCGTCGGGCGGGACAGTCATAAAGTCCGTGTCACCTTCTAAGACACATGAAACATCAGCCTCCGACACTGTCGATTCTACTTGTGTGCTATCGCATGACAACAAAACCAGCCAAGCCAACAATACCAATATTCTTTTATTTCTCATAGTTACCCTCACTCAAAATCACTAACAAAGCCCTCAACGACTATGAGGCTTCCATGATTGTACGCGCTTTCACTATAACATATAAATCCATATTCTTTAATCTTTTTCTTAGCAATTTTTCTCATTTCTTCTGAATTTCCTGTTATGATGCGGCAAGGGGGTGATGTCCAGTTCAGAAACTTGCATATCACCTCTTCCACGTCACGGTGCTTCACCTCATGAAGATCAAGTGTCTTGAATTTCATTTTTCAATATTATTATCGGAAACCCGAAACCCTGTTCACCGTCTGAATAAAAAATATGCACAGTTGGGGCAGAACTCATCTGCCACCTCACAGACAAAACACACCCTGCCCACTCAGGAAAATCGTCCTCCATGCCTTCGTTGAAAGGCGTCACCTTGAAGACAACTCCAACATCGTCAAGCCATCGAACCGTTGTGCCTAGGCTTATCATACATCAATCTCTATTTTCTGTATCAATCGAACGCCAATTCCGTGGAATTTCCCAAAATGTTCAATGTCATCGGTATCTTCACCTATCCGGATATATTTAAACTCTTCCTCTCCGAAGCCCGACAAGAAATTCATGAAGTCGTCAATGGGTGAAAAGCCCTGATACCACCTGACTCGCTCCCACCTTATCAGAAGCCCTTCTTTGCTCGGCTCATATATGCTGGCACTGTTGCATAGATTCTCCATAGTCTCATGGTGTTCTATTAGTGCCTCGAATATGTTCGTGAGCCTAGGTGACATAGTCACAACAATTTCGCTGTAGTAGTCTAACATTTTCATCCCCGCTTGTCAAGATAAATAGTGGCTAAGCAACACTATTCTCCAAGCTTTCGAATGTCGACATTCACTTGACTAAGATATTTTCAAAGCCTGACTTTCCACCGACAAGCCAATCCCTATCGACATTGCCGCGTATACCATCAACCTCTGCGGAACCAGTCCACTGCCACACTGTCCACTCTTTCCAAGTACCAAGCCTGTCTTTCTTGATTCCTTTTTTGTGAGCGGATCTTGCATATGCCGCATGCCACAATGTGTATGTATCGAGTATGCTAGTGTTATTATACAGCCCATACTTCACCATGTTCCCACCAGTGTAGATGATTGGACGGACACCGAACAAGGTTTCTGATTCCCTGAGAAACTCCACCACCCAATTGTGGATAGAGTCTGCACTGTGATCACCAGCAGTTTCAAAGTCCAAGACTGGACGCAAGTCGCCACACTCGACATTGTTGTGCTTTGCGAAATTCTTGACTTCCTTGTAAGGATCCTTGTGCAAGTCAGGACGAGCAAAATGATAACCGCCAACAGGGATACCAGCTGCACGGCAATCTAGAATATTCTGGGTGGCACGTGGATCTTGATAGTTGTTGCCCTCCGTCATCTTGATCCAGCAAAACTCTGCCTTTCCAGACTCCCTGACTGTGTCCCAGTCAATGTCTCCTTGGTGGTGGCTGATGTCTATACCTGGGTATATTTCAATTCCCAAGCTAGCCCTAGTCGCAGGGCCGCTCCTACCGTCCACTGCTAGTTTATTATCGGATTGATAATCCTTGAGCCTTTCCTCTGTTCTCTTACCGAATTTTCCGTCAGGGTATGCTCCCAAAGACTTCTGCAAACGCTTAACCTCTTGGCCGCGGCACCCAACTTCATGAATCCAACTACTCATTTGCACACTCCTCGAAATCGGCGTCGATGATATCATCATCGTCCGGCTTAGCAGGACCCTCTTGGGCTGCCGTCTCTGGCTTGCTTGCTGCTGCCGTGGCGGCGTACATCTCTTTCGAGACGCCCTGCACTAGCTCAGTCAAGCTGGCCAGCTCCTTCGCTATAATATCCGGTGTGGAGTTCATTGACAACTTTGCACGGACAGAAGCCACAGCTTCCTCTATGAGCTTTTTAGATTCAGCTGATATTTTATCTTCATTTTCCTTAATCAGCTTTTCTGCCTGGAAAGCTAGTGACTCAAGCTTGTTCTTGTTCTCCACTTCCTCTCGACGTTTCTTGTCGTCTACTTCGTTCGACTTCGCCTCCTGAACCATCCTTTCAATATCAGCTGACGAAAGTGTCCCGCTGCCTTGAATTGTGATGTGCTGCTCTTTCCCTGTTGCTTTGTCCTTTGCAGAAACACTAACGATCCCGTTCGCGTCAATATCAAACTTTACTTCAACCTGTGGAACGCCTCTAGGTGCCGGTGGGATTCCGTCCAGCTTGAACACACCAATCTGTTTGTTGTCATTCGCGAACTCTCGCTCGCCCTGCAGGACACGGACATCTACCGCTGGCTGCATATCTGCGGCAGTGGTGAATACCTGTGACTTAGAGCAAGGAATGGTTGTGTTCCTCTCTATCAGGCGTGTCATAACACCACCCATAGTTTCAAGCCCCAGAGACAGCGGCGTTACATCAAGCAACAAGACATCATTCACCTCCCCGCTGAACACGCCGCCTTGGACGGCAGCACCTAGGGCGACAACCTCGTCAGGATTAACGGCAGAACTCGCGCTCTTTCCAAAGAATCCTTCGACGGCGGCACGAACAACTGGAATCCTGGTGGATCCGCCAACCAACAAGATTTCGTTAATCTCCACCTTGTCGACTCCAGCATCAGATAACGCTCTCTCTACTGGGCCCATCGTCCTCGCAACGACACCATCTATCATCTGCTCGAAGTTAGCACGAGTCAATAACATCTGCAAGTGCTTCGGGCCAGAAGCGTCAGCGGTGATGAACGGCAAATTAATATCTGTCTGTTGTGTGCTTGATAACTCTATTTTTGCTTTCTCGGCAGCTTCCTTGAGTCGCTGAGCAACCATGGCATCTTTCGACAAGTCTATGCTGCTCTCTTTCTTGAATGTTTCAACTATCCAGTCTATGACTATTTTGTCGATGTCATCACCGCCTAAATGGGTATCACCGTTAGTGCTTAGCACCTCTACAACATCATCTGCAATTTCAAGAACAGAGACATCAAAGGTGCCACCTCCCAGATCATATACCAATATCTTTCTTTCGCCTCCCTTATCCATTCCATATGCTAAGGCAGCTGCCGTTGGCTCGTTAATTATCCTCTTGACTTCCAGCCCTGCAATCTTTCCAGCATCTCTGGTTGCCTGTCTCTGAGCATCATTGAAATAGGCAGGTACCGTTATAACAGCCTCCTTGACATCCTCCCCCAGATACGACTCGGCGGCAGCTTTCAACTTAAGCAGCACCTGAGCACTGATTTCTTGTGGAGCATGTGCCTTGCCTCCCGCGATTATTTCACACATTCCAGATTTTGATTTCTGAACCTTGTAAGGCATGCTCTGTGCCTCTTTCGACACTTCGTCGTACATCATCCCCACGAACCTTTTAGCAGAATACACTGTGTTCTGGGGGTTTGTGACTGCCTGCCTTCTAGCTGGGTTACCTACCAGCCTTTCGCCGTCATCGGCAAAGCCAATCACGGAAGGTGTTGTTCTAGATCCCTCTTCGTTCGTGATTATCCTAGGCTCGCCGCCTTCCATAACAGAAACAACTGAATTCGTTGTCCCCAAATCAATTCCAATTACTATAGTCATCTCTTCTCTCCTTCAAAGTAAGATTAGTGTATATAATATAATCACGCTTCATGCGAGCGCAACCTTATTTCTAATAATAACAGATATTTTATCTTTTGTCAACAATTATTTTTCATCAGGCTTATATTTTACAAGCCAATTAGTCGTCACCCAACCTCTGCGTTGGCCAACCTTTCTGGAAAAGGCTTTGTCAAAGTAGAACTCATACTCAGTACCAGGCACCATGTAAACCAGTGCCCTAATTCTATTTTTGAGAAAGTTTCCAGTTATCTTTTCCACTTCCAGTACTATTCCGAGCCATTCGCGCCCATATAAAACATGATAAACCGTATCGCCAGGTACTAGAGTTGTGTTGTTTTTCTTCCATGTTGTTGGCATTCTTCAGTTGCAACCATTTTGTTCTTTGATTCAACATCGCTAACCTTTATCAACACACCAAAACATATCCAACTCAATATCCAAAGCACCAAAACAACATTCATAAATCTATTATTCACTTTTCTTAATGTGCTCCATGGAGGGCTTGCTTTCTCCTTTAACTATCGCGCTTCTAACGTAAAATACCACTGCCGTTATAATAACCGCCATGGCATGCACATGGATATTTTTCCTGATGCTATTCACACTCTTCACATGATGCTATATTGACTATATCCACCAACTTGCTGGTGTACACTGCAGCAGTATCGTTTCTGCCCCTCTTCTTTGCATCTAGGATAGCCGCCTTAAGCTTTTTAAATGCCCTCTCACAATTTATGTAAAACTGAATTGCATCAAAAACAACCTGAGCGGCTGCCGCATTTATTGACTTTGCCGTTCTTCGAAACGCCATTACCCTGTCTCCGCGATTCGATGTTTCCAAAAGCACCGTTGCCTCTGAGTCTGAGCCTGCTAGGCTGGAACCAGACTCCAACTGGGCACGCAAACCGAAACTGGTGAAACAGACATTCTTCAACGATCTAAACGTTTTAACATATACTTCAAGGATGCCCTTGAACAGAGCGTCGACGAATCCGAAACCTTTGGAATTGAACTTTCTTTTTTTCTGCCCTTCCATGAAAGAGCAGGACACTTCTGATGTGCCTTCTTCTAGATTTTCTTTTATTGTGAAATGTCTCGGAGTTATCTGATGTGCCTTTTCTCCCAAGACTTCTTCAAGCAGTGCATCAATGTCACCCCTTTTAAACTCTTCCGGCCTGGAATATAGGCTCATCTTTTATTCTATCCTTTCTAGAGATGTCGAAACTTTGAAAATTCTTTCCAGGTTCTTCAATTTCTTCATTCCCCTCACGATATTTGCCTTCGCCTCCTCTGGTGCTCGAAACTCTCCAGCGATGCTCGGTATAAACTTCACACTTAACCCTGCGACGTACCTCTTCTCAGCTATTGGCTGGTTTCTCACCACGACTGTGACTATCGTAACATTCGGCAGGGCACGAATATCTGCCAATATGTCATCCAAGCCTCTCTGATTGTCTCCAACTATTATTGAATACCCTATCATGCAATAAAACTTGTAAATCCCGCGTTGGCGTGATCTGTTCTTCTCTTCAGAAAACTGATTGAAATACTTGTCAATTTCTTCTTTTATCATTGTGTGAGTTGCTCCGACTTTACAATAAATAGTTATTTCCGGACTCTATTAGGAATATATTTGCACAAAAATGATTAATGTCGATAGAAATACACAAATGAGAGTTTTAGACGTCAGCATGCTCTCCCCCAGGAAATAATGGGTCAACACTGGGAAAGTCAAATAAGATAACCCAAAGCTCAAAAACCTGGCTGCCCACACAGACTTTCCCAGGCTATCCGTTGTCATCCTCCAGCCGTACCAAAAAAAAAGCCCACAAGGGATCCCGAACACAAGAACCGATAATAACCCCCTGTCTTTCCACCAGTCATTGATAAATTGGATGTTCAGCTGAAACCAGCTCAGTATGTGTGCTGCCACGAACAGCATGGCACCTATGAGCAAACCTGATTTGATGCCCATTACTGTAAATCCAGAATTATGCTGGCGTGCCTCAAATCGTTTCTTATTTCCTGCATTATCGCTGCCACCTTTGTAAGCTTAAGCAGATCTGCTGCGGGGACTTCGTATTCACCCTTAGACATGTCTGGAAACAATATTTCAAGATATTCCCGCAGGGCATGTGCGTTAACAAGTAACTCACACAGATGTTTCACAGAATTATCAGAAAATCGTTTTGCTCTAGTAAAATGACACTCTAACAGAGCGTCTGATTTATAAATTGTCGTTGTGACATCGTTGGTGAAAGCAGAAACGTCGCTCTTTGACAAAAAGATAACTGAATTATTCTTTCCAGAGTCAGACATTTTAGATTAATTTTCCTTTCCCCCAAAACTGAGGACTCTTCCTCTTCTTCACTATCAACAATACGCTGACAAACTTTCCATATTTTCCGTCGACGACTCTAGCACTGTGAAGCTCAAGCTTTCCGTATTTCGGAGACGGTTGACGCTTGGCGTACTTCTTCCTGGGCGGAGGCTTGTTGAGATAGTTGAGGCATGCCTGGGCAACCTCGGTATCACTTATCTCCACTCCATCAATTTCAGCAAAATTCATTTTTATCCTGGCTGCGACAACCCATCGCTTGGATCCGAACTGCGGAATCTCCCAAAAATTTGAGCCGTGATATTTTCCCTTTCTCGTTTTTACGTTAACCGAGTGATGTGAGTACTCAGGCAGCTCCATTAACTCACATTCTATCTCTTCCAAAAAATCACTCATGCTCCATACTCTCCACTAAATCATCATAGCCCCCAATGAACTTGACGTATCCAGTCTTTAAATTATTTTTGAGAATGATGGGCACGGTATTGTGGCCATAAAACTCTTTCGCTTCTCTAATCCCAACTGGATCTTCATCCATGTTCATGAACACATATTCAATGTTGCGAGAATCCAAATATTCACGAGTCAACACACAGTACTGACACAAGGACAGCCCGTAAACGAGATACCTACCCATGGAGTAGCTCTGCCTTGCCTCTCAGCCTCTCATTAAGCTCGTCGATGTTCCCAACAACAACAATGTCCGTGCCAGCTTGCCCTCTCGATAGGGATATTGTGCAGAACTCAGACGTTGGCAATGTGTCATCCACCAGCCCTTCCTCCAGGCGTCTCAGCATAGACGGATTCTGCCTGATGTAAATGATGTGTTCTGGATTGATGAAGATATCCCTCAAGTGGTATCTCATCTTTGCCATTGGCGATGCTGTCGATGAATTGTTCCTGTATACTTCCTTAAGTTTGATTATCATAATTCAAAATCCTCCCGTACTTGAAATGAACCCCCCTTGTTAACTAGCCATTGAGAGCCCTCATAGATAATATTGTAGCACTTTTCTGTGTCTGAAACCACCAGGAAAACACCTGGGCGACTCAGCTTCCTCAAAGATGTCGGGCTCTCACCGTTCACCAGTACCGATTCAGACGGCAGATATATTAAAATCCCTCTACTCAAGATCTTGGCACTCCACGCTATCAACAGGCTTTGCAGCTTGTTCCTGAGAATGTTTGGCAGAAGCATAACCAGACAGTATTGCTGCACAATCAGACAACACCAAGTCAGCATTGAGCATATGTGCTCGAGCGGCCGCGTTCATCTCTTCATATTCAGCGATGCTCCCATGGGCATTCATATTGCTAACCATATCAGAAGCAGCTGAAATTTCAGAAAGTGCCATTCCTGTCAACCTCTCCACCTCTTCCGGTATTGCGTCGATATCGACTGTGTATTGGATCTTAACCTTCATGCATCTTCTCCTGAAGTTTGTTGCTTGAGTAGCTTTGAATTGATTCTCTCTTTAGTCTGAGGAAGTTTTCTGTTAAGCTGCACAGGTTCAGATTTTCAACAACCTTCTCTGCAAAAAGCCAAGCGTGTTCCTCGCTAGTGTCTGGATGTAGGATGACATGGGATGCCTCATGAAGCAGTGTGTGATATTGTTCTTCCAGTGCCATCGAAGAGTCTATCTCTACTACTGCTATGGATGGAAAGTAGGCATTATCGGCAGACTCTTCGAGCCGAACTTCAACATCATATTCATTGTGTAAGAAGCTACTCAATATATTAATACTCTCTTCAATCGACGTCATCATATTAACATTATATCATTTAACTAACTGGATGTCAAGCTTTTAATGCAATTTGCTTAACACCATCGCACCAATAGTTCCCGCAAAACTCGTGAACAATATCCACATCATCTTTGTCGATGTTGATTTCCATGTCTCCAATGCTCGGATTCTCGCATAGAGCCCTTCATCGGGATGGTATACTGCCGACTTTATCTCGGAGATATCCTTAGCCATCTCTTCTTGTTTCTCACCAACAACCGCAAGGCTAGAAACCATCTGACTCATCTTCAAGTCTATCTTCATCATACATTGTTCGAAACCTTCTTTTTCTGACATACTCTGTCTCCCTTGCTAGCAGTGATATTCTACACCTAATTAGTTTCAGTGTTTTTATTAGACCCAATAATAGCATGATTAGTTGTCAAAAGAATGCCAGCAACAGAAGCTGCATTACGAAGAGCACATCTGGTAACTTTGACTGGGTCAATGATGCCAGTCTTGAACAAATCCACAAGTTCGCCCGTTGCAAAGTTGACACCGAACCCCGCAGGAGCATCGTTCATTCTTTCAAGAACCTCGTCTTCTGGCATACCGCAATTGATTGCCATCTGTCTCACTGGAGACTCCAAGGCGAGCTTGACGATTTCAACACCGATGTTCTGCGCATCGTTTGATGTATCCACCTGCAGATCCCTTGCCACGGAAAGCAGGGCAGAGCCGCCGCCAGGGACAACACCTTCAAGCTGTGCTGCTCGAACAGCTTCCAATGCATCTTCAATGCGATGCTTCTTTTCTATCATCTCTATCTCGGTTGCTGCACCTACTCGAATGACGGCGACACCAGATGCCAACCTGGTGACTCTCTCCTGCAGCCTTTCAGCCTCGTGAAGAGAATCAGTTTGTTCAATCTCACTCTTGAGGGCATCAATCCTTTTCTCAACTTCATCGAAGTCGCCATTGCCACCGACGATAGTTGTCAACCCCTTGTTGATATCAACAGTCTTGGCGGAACCAAAGTCAGTCAACTGAACCTCTTTCAAGTTGTGGCCAGCTGATTTGCAGAAGTGCTTCGCTCCAAGGGATTGTGCCAAGTCGCTCATGATTCCTCTACGTTCTTCCCCATACCTGGGGGCTTTGACAGCGGCGACTTTCATTGTGCCTCTCATCGAGTTCATGATGAGTGCAGCCAAGGCTTGCCCTTCGATATCATCCGCGACAATAACAAAAGGGCGATTCTCCCTCGCTGCTATCTCGAGAGACGGAAGAATCTGCTCAACAGTTTCAAGCTTCTCGTCAGTGATCAAGAAAAGCGGATCCTCGTACCTCACTGTCCCCTTTCGTTCGTTCGTTATGAATGCCGTTGCGGCATATCCAGAGTCGAAGCGGAAACCCTCCATCAAATCCAAACTTGTGTCGACTGAGCGAGCCTCTTCTATCGTTATCGAACCGTCCTTGCCGACTCTATCGACTGCCAGTGCCACAAGATTGCCAATATCAATATCCCCATTGGCAGAAATAGTCGCGATATGTGCAACATCAGACTCGCTCTGAATTGGACTAGCCATTGCCACCAACTTATCGTTGACGACTGCAACAGCCTTGTCTATCCCCCTCTTTATCTCCACTGCAGAAGTGTGATCTTCAATGTTCTCAACTGCTGCTGCGAATATTGCACGTGCTAGAACTGTTGATGTGGTTGTGCCATCTCCAGCGTCGGCGTTCGTCTTTGCCGATGCCTGCTTCACAATCTGTGCCCCGACATTTGCAAACTCATCCTCAAGATGAACAAACTTCGCAACGGTGACACCATCTTTGGTTATCATTGGACGCTTGCCCTGTTCATGAATGATAACATTCCTCCCCTTTGGACCCAGGGTTGAAGCAACGTTGTCTGCCAAGACATTGATGCCATGCATTAGACTTTCCCTCAGTGAGGATTTCGAATCATATTTTTTGGACATTTTTCCCTCTTATGTAAAGTTATATTATATATTATAACCGCATTTTGTGCGATTGTCAAGTATTATTTTGCTTTTGTGTTGATTTATTTCAATCTGGTGCGCATGTCTCGTCGCCGCGAACAGTCGTCGACACCGCAGACTCAAACTGATCAGCTGCCAGCTTGAATGAATCGGCAGCGGTGTTCGTCATTGATGCAAAATAGTCGTTCATCCCAAGAACAAGGGTATTGAACAGGCTCTGCATTGTTTTGAATTCCTCAACCATGTCGCCTAGTGCATCGTTGGCAGCCTTGTACAGGAAGCTAGTATCCGTGTTCAGAACGGCAACCTCCTCCACATATCTCTCTATTTTAGACTTATCAAGAGAGAATGCTATTCCAATCTTCCGTCCACCGGACATCATTGAGGCGGCGGCCCTCATGACAGCATCAATTCTTGTCTTGCCCTTGAGTTCCTCGCCTGAAAATGTTGCCTTCCTCATCAGCTGTTGGAAATTCTGCGGTGTGATGACAAACTTTTCAACCTTCACACTAGTGACTCCAGCTTTTCCTGATGTCTTTTCAAATGCAAGATAAGTCATGCTCTTCTCTAAAGTGCCAGTGGTTGGATCAAACTTCATATCAGTCAGAAGCTTCAAAAGGCTCCCGTTCACCATGGATCCTGATGCCTTTGTCTTCAACGAATAGTTTTCCTCTCCAACCTTGAAGTCTGCTATCCCGCTGTTTCCATCAACCTCTATGGTGTTGCCGCCAAACAATGCTGCAAGGAACCCTTCGTTCAAAAAACCCCCGACACGAGGATCGAAACTGTTCAATATTGTCGATAGTGTGTTCAGCAATTGAATTTTCGCCAAGGTTCTGGACACAGAGCAGTTGGGAGCCTCGCCTTCTGGAGCAGGTTCTTTCGAACTCTCCACGAGACTCCACAGAGATGCCAGAATTTTTTCAGGAGTCGAGACACCTAGAGCCTTCACATAATTTTGAATGACTGTCCTCTCATCAGACTCTTTCATCGTGCCCCACTTCTTTGAATTAATCCTCAGAGAGCCCAGAATGTCCTCAACCGTTTTAGGCTTAGAAGGAGTAACCTCCTCTTCCAAAACGATATTTGATTCCACGATTTCCGAAACAACAGAATCTCCCATCACCTCTTCCACCAAAGAAACAAGCGATGAAAAGTCAAACCCTGAAGTCTTTGTCGCTTCCCTGATTATCTCGTCAAGTCTAAACACAGCATACACCTCCCACTAATTAGTCTTCTCACACAATAATGTCAGCAATTCCAAGCTCCACAGCCTCTTCAGCAGACAGGTACACATCGACGTGCTTCTTGAGATATTTTTTGATTTCTCGTTCTGTCATGTTTGTTTCAGCTGCAAGGCACTCGACATACCTATCCTGTATCCATCGCACTTCGGCAATCTCGTTCTCCATGTTAGAGAGGCTGCCATGGTAGCCTCCATTAACACTGTGTACCATAACACGGCAATTCGCTCCAATTCTTCTCTGCCCCTTAGTACCGGCAGCCAACAGAACGACACCAGCTGACATGACTTTGCCCATACCAACAGTTGCGACGACACATGTGTTCTGAACCATCCTCATCGTGTCGTATATCGCAAACATCTCAGCTGCAACTCCTCCACAAGTTGAAATCAGAAATTCAATCGGCTTGCATTCCTCCTCCTCGCCTGTAGTGACTTGATACTCGCCAAGCTCTTTCAAAAACATGAAAGACTGCACAATGTCAGAAGCTGTGCTCTCCGTCAAGTCTCCGTACAGTGCGATGTTGCGCAGAATGCCGGATCCTGACGATGGCTGCTCAATGTTATTGATGATGAGGATTCTATCATCGTCCTCTTCGAGGATGATGGAATTTTCTTCCTCGTATACCTCCGACTCATTCGGAATTGATGGCTCTTTTTTCTCTGCTTTCTTCTTCTTTTTCTCTTTACCTTTTGTGTCTTTTGACATTGATAACCCTTTCTTTTCCTGTCCTTAATGAAACTTCTATCAAACTAAACGACAACCCCTTGGCGAATTCCAAGAGTGATTGTTTGTCTTTAAATTCTCTTTGCAAGATGGCAATAATATTATCGTTCTTGGGATCGTAACCCCTGCCAGCGGGTGTGCCTCCCAGCTCTTTCAGTGCCCTATTCAGTGTTCTCTTGCTGGACGTTGTAACTTGGAACATGTATATATCACATTCCTTGCTCAGCTTCCATGTCACTGCTCTCATGTCATCCACTTTTCTTGTCTCTCCTTTTTTGTGCTACCTTTTTTGCTTCTTCCCAGTTCTCGTATTTAACATACTTGTAAAACGATGGAGGAATGGATAAGATAACTTTCTTTATTGCGAGGTTCCTCCACTCTGCAATTGTCTTTTCATCAATGCGTCTTATCCTGCCAACAGCTCCGGGGGGAATATCCGAAGCGTTGAGTGCTTTGTATTTGATGTCTAATGCTCGAGTAACATCCTTGTCGATGGCTATCAACAAAGTCAACATCGCCTTGTCAAGCTCGTTGAATGCTATTGAGGCATGCGAGACATCAACAATGCGAGACACAAACCTGCTAAGAAGTGCACCTGCAAAAAAAAATGATATTGCTAACCAAAAATCCATAATATAATTATATCCTTTTATTTCAAGTTTGTCAAGATAAAAAAAACCCCCTTCAAAAAAGGGGGCTCTTAGCAAGAAACTGTCACAGTTACAGTGAATATTTACTCGTTATTTTTTAATTTTTTCTCGTAAAATTCTCTTGGTGACTCGTTTCATAATCTCATTAACTAAGTTGTCAAACTCTGTCTCGGTGACGACGGTAGCGTTCTCGAGATCTTCGTCTTCCATTAGTTCATCTTCGGGTGCTTCCTCTTCAGGGGCAGCATCCATGTCCATCTCAGGCTCTAGCTCCTCTTCAGGTGCATCGTCCATGTCCATCTCAGGCTCTAGCTCTTCCTCTGCCTCACCAGCGCCTGCGGCAGCTAGCCTTTCTCCCAGGCTAACCAACAAGGCTGCCTCTTCGTCAGAGAGAGACATCTCGCCTTCAGCTGCAGGCTCCTCTTCCATCTCAGGTACAGGCTCCTCTTCCATCTCGGGGGCAGGCTCTTCGAGATCTGCCTCCCCAGGCATGGCAGGCTCTTCCGGCTCAAGCTCTTCTTCGTCTCGGGCGTATGCCGCCTCCATTTCATTGATCTCTTCATCCTCCAGATTCTCGGTAATGAACCTATCAGAAATGGCACCTATCGAAGCCAATTTCATGAATCTGCGGACTGTTGATTCTGCGAGTAGTTTCTTGCTCATGATAACTTTTTCTCCTTTTTATTTTGTCACGTGACAACAAAAATAAGTTTTCTTACAATAAATAGTAAACACAATGACAAAAGTCAGGTTTTTTTAAACGTGCTTTCTTGTTCGCTTTTTAACCTTTTCCATTGCCAATTGTTCTATCTGCCGGACCCGCACAAAACTAACACCTATCCTCTCACCAACCTGTTCCAAAGTTAGTGCCCCGTGCTTGTAAATTGAAATTAAAGAACAATTACAATCATCTTCAAAGTCAATCCACATTCGACATTCCGTGCGATCGCAGTTATAATTCTTCTCCAAACACTCATGAGAACAATCCTTCATCCTAGTCTCTCCTCTGATATCATATCAAATATTTGATTCTTCTCATCTTCAGATAGGGAGAAGTCTTCCAGCATCTGACGGCCAGCATCAATAAGCTTCCTCGTCTTTGCTATTCTCTTCTTGCCCTGCTTTGCCAAAGAAGACTTGACATCGGTGATATATTCAATAACGTGCTCATCGTTGTTTAAATATCCCGTTATGAGATTCTGAAAAAACTCTGTCTGTGTCAAGCCGTCATGCCTTAGCCTGATTCTTAAATCAGCATATCTCTTGTCGTCGTCCAGAAAGACAACCTTCTTCGTGTTTGAACCATACTGGCTATATCTTTTTCCTTTATTATCTGACAATTAAAATATGTGTCCCACTTTCGTTCTGTGAGCTGGATGTCTGTAGCACAAAGTTGCACTTCTCTCTCAGCTCTTGTTTGTTTCTTGCTCCGCTATATGAGAACCCACTCCGGATGTTCTGCGACATGTCCTCAAGGATATGCTTCGCAGAGCCCTTGTACGGGATTGTTGTTGAAACACCCTCTAGCGAGT